CTTTTGAAGGAATCCTTTCGCTCTCCGGTACTTCGGTGGTAGGGAATCAATATATGGAGTTTTATTTGGATGAGGATGCTTGGAAAAAGGTCTTTATTCAGTGGTTCTGTGTACCTATGAAGTAGGGAAAAAACGGGAGTTTTGCGCTTGATCGTCCTAGCGACGATCTTTCCCACAAAAACTTCCCAAAATTTGAAAAATAAAAGGAAAAAATGATACGTTTTCAGGCAAGTAATGCTTAAAAGCAAAAATGCTTAAAAGCAAATAATGCTTTATCATTGCTTTTGAAAACGCAAAGAATATAGGAATGACAGAAGAAGAGATAGCCGATTTGCATGGTGAGCAGCTTCGTTTGCTGCAAGAATTTCACCGAGTTTGTCAGAAAAAGAAGATCCCTTATTATCTGATTGGCGGAACCCTGTTGGGTGCGGTTCGCCATGGCGGATTTATTCCGTGGGATGCAGATGTGGATGTGGCACTCTTTCGAGAGGATTATATCCGATTGAAAGAAGCCTTCCGAGAAGAGCTTGGTGAGAATTTTATCTATCGAGATGTAGAAAATACCGCTGATTTTCAACATCCACACGCCCTCCTTTGCCGTGCAAACAGCCTTCTTTTCACCAAATATGACAGTCTAAACCCGCAAGCAGAAAATCTTGGCATTTATCTGGATATATTCCCTTTGGATCATGCCCCTGAAAAGGAGAAACTTCAAAAAAAGCAGGCAAGAAAACTTCTTTTTTTGAAAACCATGATTTATTATCGGATGCCCTATGATTATTCTTCCTCTGCCCAGAAACGCATTTTAAGGAAATTTGTACGAAGCCTGTTTTCTTTTTTATCGGTTAATCGTTTGCAGCTCCTTTTGCAAAAGGAGATGATGCGGTATCAAAAAGAGAAAACAGATTTTGTTTGCTCTATGGCAAGTCATTACTCCTATCAAAAACAGTGTATGCCGAAAGAGGTTTATGGAAATCCCGTTTTAGTGGATTTTGAAAACTCGAAATTTTATGCCCCGCAAGATACCATCGGCTATTTGAAGAGAATTTACGGAAATTACGAGAAGCTTCCGCCCCTTTCGGAGCAGGAGAAGGCTCGTTCTTACTTTGTTTCTTTTCAGATACCCTCTTCTGAATCCGAAAAAAGCTAGGGGAGTAAAAAGGTCGGCAAAATAGGTTGGTACCCTGAAAAATACGTTTCAAAATTTCACTTGCATGAGATTTTGGGGCAAAAAGGAAAAGATCATGAAAGAGAAAAAGCAAAATTCCCACTGTAGAAAACCTATCCCAATCCATTTGGGAAAAATAAAAACGCAAATAGAACATTGGCAGATTATTTCGCTGCTTCTGGCGATTTATGACCTGATTGTGGTGAATCTGTCCTATTTTTTGGCATTATGGTTTCGCTTTGATTGTCGCTATTCTATGATTCCCACTGCTTATATGGCAGCTTGGATCAAGTTCATACCGATCTATTCGGTATTTTGTCTCGTTGTCTTTGGCTTTTTTAAATTATATAAGACTCTTTGGCAGTATGCCAGCTATTATGAGTTGAAATTTGTTATCCTGTCCTCTCTGATAACTTCTGCTTTCAACTCCCTGTGTATTAGCCTGCTGTTTCATCGGATGCCGGTTTCCTATCATTTTGTGGGTGCTGGTCTGCAATTTGTTTGTGTTTTGTCGATTCGTTTTGCTTACCGTTTCCTGCGTTTGGATCGGGATAGAAGGCTGAAAGAGCAGCGGGACGCTAGAACGAATTTGGTGATGTTGATCGGTGCCGGATCGGCGGGACAGATCGTTTTGCGAGATCTGCACCATGCAAAAGAGTGTAACGATCGGGTGTGCTGTATCATAGATGATGACTCCAATAAATGGGGACGATATATAGATGGAGTGCCGATCGTAGGCGGACGAGACGATATTCTCTTGAATGTCCAAAAATATAAAATAGAGAAGATTTATCTGGCAATTCCTTCTGCTTCTGCCGAAGAACGTCGGGATATTTTGAATATTTGCCAAGAGACAGATTGTGAGCTGAAGATTCTGCCCGGTGTCTATCAGTTTATAAACGGTAGTTTTTCGTCTGCCTCGGCACTAAAAAAGGTTTCGGTTGAAGATTTGTTGGGCCGTGAGCCGGTTTCGGTGAATATGGAAGAGGTTTTCCAAAATATTCAGGGAAAAGTGATTTTGGTTACAGGCGGCGGTGGTTCTATCGGAAGTGAATTGTGCCGTCAAATTGCGAAACATAGTCCGAAACAACTGATTATTTTCGATATGTATGAAAATAATGCTCATGCGATTTCTCTGGAGCTGAAGGATCGCTACCCCCATTTGAATTTGGTGACCTTGATTGGATCGGTTCGGGATAGTAAACGAATCAGTCAAGTTTTTGTTGAATATAAGCCGCAGGTGGTTTATCATGCGGCTGCTCATAAACACGTTCCTCTGATGGAAGATTCTCCCTGTGAGGCCATTAAGAATAATGCAATCGGTACCTATAAAACAGCTTATGCAGCCATGATGAATGGATGTCAGCGGTTTGTCCTGATTTCCACCGATAAGGCGGTCAATCCGGTGAATGTGATGGGTGCTTCCAAACGTCTCTGTGAAATGATTATTCAGTCCTTCGACCGTATGATACGGGACGGTAGAGCTGCCGAATTACATAGCATTCAGAGACATATAGGCGGTTGTGTAGAAGAGCAGCCTCTGTTTGATCCTTCTAGCTATCCGACCACGAAATTTGTCGCTGTTCGATTTGGAAATGTGCTTGGAAGTAATGGATCGGTTATTCCCAGATTCCAAGAGCAGATTGCCAAAGGCGGTCCGGTTACCGTTACCCATCCTGATATTATCCGTTATTTTATGACCATTCCGGAGGCAGCTTCGTTGGTTTTGCAGGCAGGAAATTATGCGGATGGCGGTGAAATCTTTGTCTTGGATATGGGAACACCGGTTAAAATTGATACGCTGGCTCGTAATTTGATTAAACTTTCCGGTTTGCGTCCGGATGTGGATATTCAGATTGCCTATACCGGCTTGCGTCCCGGAGAAAAACTCTATGAAGAGAAACTGATGGCAGAAGAAGGTCTGAAAACAACACCGAATCATTTGATTCATATCGGTTGTCCGATTCCTTTTGATGTGGATGAGTTTTTGAAACAGTTGCCCCAGCTTTTGGAGGCAGCTTATGAGGATCGAAAAGATATTCGTACCTTGATCCAAAAGGTTGTTCCGACCTATGTTCCGGCTCCTGATTTTTCAAAAACAGAAGAAATCAAAAAGCAGGAATCGCTCTTGGTGAGTTGATCTTACCCGGTAGAGGGTAGAAATAGCAAGAAAGTCCAAATAAGTCAGAAACTGACTTGTTTGGACTTTTTGTTTTCGGATTTGTCTGTCCTTTCTTAGCTTTCTTGATTGCTTGTCTGAAAAGCTTGGTTGAATTTCCCCACCGCCGATTCGATGAGCATTTTCAGTTCTATGTCGGTAATGGATACCCCTTTTTCGCCAAGCATTTCCGAAACCGATTCGACTACTTTGTTGTATTTGTCCTCGCCGTGTAAATCAGTATAGAGTTGTTCCACTGCCTGTACACAGGTTTGTACAACCTCCTTTTTCGTCTTATCATTTATGTACTTCTGATAGAGATTTTTTACCGCAATACCCAAATATCCGGCAAGAGCGGTGAAAACGGTATACAGAATCGTTGCACCGTAACTGCTTATAAACTCTTGAAAAAGATTCATGTCCTAATCACCTCCGATTAAACCTTCGTAAAGGATCCTGCATCAACCCAACCATACACGGTGCAACCGCTTCCTGTGTGTATGAGATGATAAGGGTGCTTGCTCTTGCCAAGCTGATAAATCTGCGTGATTTTCGCACTGCCGCCTTTGCAAGTTTTAGCGGCGGTTGCATTAGCAGAGACATATTGTGTGCTGCCGTTATAGAGAACCGTGTCCCCTATAGCAGGAGTCCAGCTGGAAGAAGTGGATGTCTGCCCCTCTATGTCAGAAGCATTGACCCATCCGTATACAGTCGAGCCGCCACCCGAAACGGCTACAAGGTGATAGGGGTGTGTGCCTGCTTGATTGATCGCCGTGATCTTTGCCTTGCCACTCTTGCAAGAATTTCCTTTTGCACTTGCATAGGAAGAAGTGTAGTGCATACTGCCTTTGAAGGTCACGACGTCCCCGACTTTGTGTTCGATGGAGGGAGTCGTGTTACCGCTAACGATTGTGGATTCAGTTGTCGCTGTCTGGTAGTCGATGTAGGGCAGTTTCCCGTGTTTTGTCCATGTTCTTGCGTTATAGCCTGACTTGGTACCTATATTTTTGACAGCGGTAATCTGTACCTTGTTTGCCCATGCAGGACTACATTCTACCGCTAGTCCGTCTCCGATGTAAATACCTACATGACCTACCATCCAGAGTAGCTCCCCTGCCGTTAAGGATGTGAAATCGGTGGATAGGTTGGAGCATTTGGTAATCATAACTTCTGTACTGATGTCGGGTACACCGTTGCTGGCATAGATAGCCCCTCCGTAGGACTTGTTCACATCTCCACTCCATCCCCAAAGAATGCCCTTAATGAGGCAAACACAGTCGAATCCAAAGGTGTCGGCTGATGCCGCTTGAATCATGGCTTTTCGGGTGGCTTGTTGATTGTAGCTGTCGTTTTGACAGTAGCGTTTTTTGTTTTCTTCGTTTAGAGGTGCTCCAAAACATCCCATGACATATAGGGTTTTGTAATGGGTGGCAATCTCTTTGAGCTTTGTGACAAACTCTGTGTTCTTCATCTTATTCTTTTCCTCCTTATCTGTCTGGAATGATGAGTTCGCTTCCGACTCTCAGGGTGTCACTCCTTAAACCGTTGATCTTCCTAATTTTCTCAACTTTCTGCGAATTGCCAAGATATTCTCTTGCGATAGTTCTAAGCGTGTCACCCTTTTTGACGATGTGCATACGAAGAGCGGGAATTTTTTCAGTCTCCGACTCTATAAAGGTTTCTGCTTCGGTGCTTGCTACCATAATCAATCCCTCCTTATTTTTCACTTGTTTCAGTTGGTAATGTCATGAATTTTTGATGAATATCGTCCATAACACCGTTGGCTCCCAGTGAATGATATTGTTTCCAGCAGTTTTCAAAATTTTCTCTTGCATAAATAGGGGCATACCCTTTTTCCATCCACTTATTGTAGTCGGTGATCATCTGGGCTCGTAGAAGGGCTTGCATACCGCTCCGTAGGGAGCGGTTGGCAGAGCGGGCTGATCGAATTTGCCGGTGTCCGTATTGAAAAAGCGTCAGAAAGAGGGCAGGGATTCCCAAAAGACATAACCATTGATAGATTGTCATTCATTATCCTCCTTTTTTACCAGTTTGCTTCCAGATCATAACCGGCTCCGTAGTGATCTAAAAGAATCTTTTTGGACGAAAGATCAAGGGTGAGAAGACAAAAAGAAGTACTTTCGGCTGTTCCTTGCGTCTTGGAATAGGTGTTTTGGTCTGACGATTGTCGTTCACGCCCAAATCCGCAGTTGGGTACTCCTATGGAAAGGATGTCCGTTCCAACGGTTTCTTGACTGTAATTGTGAGAATGACCGTGAATGGATCCGATTAGGGTGGCTTTCGGACCGGAGGAAAAATCATAGGAAACGGTTTGACCGTTGTGGGAAAAAGAGCCGGCTGTTTGGTCACGGTAGGCTTGCATGATACGAGCAGCTAGTGAGGTGGAATAGTCGTAGCTTTTTTGCGTGTCGTTGTCGGTGTAGTTTCCACTGACTCGGAGAGAGACATGGGATAGGAGAAGAATACTCCATTTGGTGGGATCTTCCTTGTCTTGAAAATTCAGTCCGGAATCAGCTAACCATTGAAGCTGTTGGGCGGAAAGATTGTGAGCATTTAAATAGTTTCCGTTATCGTTTTCTGAGGCTTCCCAGTCCTGCCGCTCATCGGTATTCAGGTATAGAATGCGTAACTGTCTGGAGGGAAAGTCTATGTATCCGTAGCCACCGTGGGGACTTTGAGAGTCTGTTATCGGATCCCAGCGAAGATTTTGCCTTCCGATGAGTCCGTATAACGCTTCTTTCGATAAATGACGGTTTCCTTGATAGGGGGCGTCATCGTGATTGCCACTTAAGAAAATCGTCTTGTGTCGAGAGGTGAAAGGATAAAAAAGACGATTACAAATCGAAATTTGACGGTATACGTCATCAGAGGTGGTGTCTGAAGCACCTACACTGAAATCTCCTAAAATTCCGATTAGATCGGGGGAGCATTTTTCTGCAATCAGCTTGGCTGCTTTGGCTGCATCTTGAACCGATTGATTGTCTGGATCTTTGTAGTATCCGATGTGCATATCGGATAACACCAAAATGGAAAACGTGTTCCCGCTTTGCCGCTTTAGGAAACGCTGGCAAAGAGAGTCGGCTTCCGATCGAATGTATTCGGGAATGATGTCGCCTCCCAGAGATTCCAATTCACGCTCTAGATCGAGAATTCGTTCACTTTGAACCGTTAGCTTGGTAGCGTTGGCTGCTGCCGTGGGAACCGTTATGCTTTCGTCCAGAAAATAACCGGTGTGTTCTCCTGCAATCGCTTGACTGGTGTAGCTAATCGGCTCACCTGTGGTTAGAATCACATCGGATCCCGAACCGGAAAGACTGATTCGAAAATAGACGATTCCGTCTCGATAAGGTTCCCCACCGGTTACGGCTG